AGTGTGATATCACCAGAAAATGTTACATCTCCAGTAAATATGGATGGTGAGGTAACATTAATTGATTTTACTGTAATATCATCATTATCAAAGTTATAATTTAGTTTCCCGTAGATATATACATCTTCAAATAGATTATCGACATCATAGGTAGGTAATTCCATTATAAACCTCCTTTAAATTCATTAGGTTTAAGTGCTGCCTTTTTAAATGGAGATATAAAGGCAGCTTGTACTGCACCTATGCCAGATAAACCAGTTTTGGAAGCTTTAAAAAATATATTACCACTTTCCCTTGTAATTCTTTTACCCTTTGGAACTACAACTTCTTTTGTCTGGTTTGCATCTCCAAGTTCAATTCTTCTTCCTAAGATGAAAGTTTCATTCGCTTTATTTCCAACTTTAACTGTATTACCCTGTAAATGAAGTTCATCTGCTGCCTGTAAAACAATATTTCTTCCATATATTCTTACCCAACCATTTTCAGCAGTTATCGCCATGTCACCATTATGTGCCATTGCAACGTAACTTACATCTCCTTCCTTATTTTTATATCCTGTTTGTATTTGTAAACTACCATCTGCTTCCATAGTAGCAAGACCACTTTGATGTAATGCCTGTTGCCATACGTAATCTTTATCTGTAACTGAATAGATTTGGTATGCGATACCACCACCAACACCTACAGGACCGTTGGTTTCAATAAGAAAATTAGGTCCGAATACGTCTAATACTCTAGCTTCATTACCTTTTGCCATAATTAATAACCGTATCCTCCACCTCCACCACTAGTTGGTGGTGTGCTTGGTGGCGGTGAACTTGGTGGTGAACTTGGTGGTGTTGGATCTATGTCTGTATCCATATCCATTGCATCATCTACTGGATCAGTGTAAGTTTCTGTGCTCTCTGTTGTTTGTGTTTGTTCACTCTCTTGAACTAATTGTTGGATTGACCTTAGATTAACTCTTGTAGAACTAGCACCTCGTGATGATCCATCTCTCAAACTTTCTTGGGGACTATTGTAAATTATATCATCACTCTCAGTATGAACTGCACCTGTCATCTTTTGTCCATTTGGCATTACATGAAACGGTCCGTTATACTCTTTACCATTTACATATCCGACTATATTATCTCTTGGTGTGATACAATCAATTACAGTTATTATTTCAGATTGTCTTCTTCTTCTCGTCATAACAGGAGTTAATATAGCACCACTTCCATTACTTCTTATGTTTGTTGGTGGAGTGATTCGATATGCCTTATCATTTGTACAAACTTTTGTAATTGAACCATTCTCATCAACACCACAAATTTCAAAATCACCTGCCATTTCATTTAATTTATAACCAGATCCACCTTTTTCTACCACAATTTTGTCCACAAATACATCAGTTTGTTCTCCTGTGGGGTAGTTTTCACCCTCAGATATCATTAGAACACCAGTTATTTGCCCATAAGTGGGTGAATTTGGGTCTTTATCAATAGTTGCACGACCATATGCACCATAACCTTGATCGCAATTGTCTACAAATGAGACAAGAGGTTCACTTGTATAACCTTCGCCTGGATATTTTATATCTACACCTAAAATACTTCCAGTTGTTTTAACATCTTCTAAGATACTACCTACTTGTTGTGTTTCTCCTTCGGGAGTGATTGTTTCTGTTTCTGCTATTGCAGTATCAAGATTCTTAATAAAGTTTCCGAGTATGACACTTCCTGCACCACCTTCTCCTCCACCACCAAAGAACTCAACTCTTGGTAATCCACACTCAAAAATATTTCCAGTATTACATTCTATATCTATTGGATTACCATCCGCATCCACACGTTCAACATCGTCCCAGTTTTTAATTTTATCATCAAGTGAACTAGAGATACCTGCAATTTTCGAGTTCATCTTATCAAGACTCTTTGATATAAAATTTTGTTTCTTTTTACTACTATCTGGTTTTGTTGCACCTTTATTTAAAGTCCAACTCTCAACCTCATGGCAAGTAGCACCACTTTCTTTACAATTTAATAAACCATTTAATTTATTAAGAATGTTTAGACCTTTTCCAAGAACATCTGTAACTTTACCAAATCCCATTCCAACAATACTGAATAATTTATTAATTGGTTCAATTAAAGGACCGATAATTGAATTCATCATGTTACTGATTTTACTTGCAATTGTTCCTATAAAATCTTCAACTGCACATTCAAGAGGATTAATAAATCCTTTTCCTATCATATTTTGAAGTAAATTTTTGATAGTATTCTTTAATGCATTCTTAATTGTAGAGCCAAGACATCCAAATGCACCAAACATCTTTCCAATTGGTTTGAAAGCACTCGTTAGAAATGAATTATTTTGTGCAATAGCAGCTAATGGATTTGAAATTTTATTAAAAATATGATTTTTTGCTGCTGTTAAACCAGTGCTGACAAATTCAGATAATTTATCTTCGAGGAGAGAACTCATACTAGTCGTCAAAGTTGACATAGATTCAGATATTTCACCGACTGCGGTATTCAGTCCTGAAACCATATCATAAGCGCTACCTAACTTCCCTGATGCTCCCTCTAAAAATTTAGTTAAAGATTCTTGAATTTTTGATGCGTTTTGAGGAGGAGTACAGTCAAAACTAACTGCTAATGGTATACTAGTCATAATTTTTTACACTCATATTATTTAGGAGGCATTATCCATTTGGAAATTGTTCAGTATATTTTACTTTTGCCCATTCTTCATTAAGTGAATTATCACTATTTCTAACAATTCCTCCATTTTCTATATAAGCTTTTTGTTCATAAAGATGAAGAAGTTTGTCTCTTTTTATTCCAGTCTCCGAATCATTAAGAAGTGATTTTTGAAGATTTACGGGAGCATTATCACCAATCTGAATAGTTTGATTTGAACTTATCTCAGATCGTAATCGTAAAGTTTGCTCAAGTGAATTTATTTCTTTCAATATATCTTGTCTCTCTAAAATTCTATAATTAGTTTCAATATCAATACCTAATCTTCCATCATCTTTGTATGTAATTTTGCCTTTATTGTTGTCAGCAGTTAATACTGATCTTTCCCATTCATCAAATGTGCCCTTTTCATTTATTTTATCTGTAATTTTTTGTTTATACTCCACTTTTTTGGGGTTAACTTCTTCGTTAACTATAGCTTTGACCACATATTCCTCATATCCAACTATTCCTTGTTCTTCTGCTTGTTTTAGTGCTGCTTCCCAAGTTTCTGGTGGTAATTCACCTTTTTCAAAAGATTCCTTTAAATACTCCATTGTTGCTGTATTCAAATTATCGCCTGGTTTCCACGCATCATTCACTTTACCTGCTGTATTTTTAACATCATTTTTTTCTGTCTCTTCTTCTGTTATTTGTTGAAACTCTCCATCTTCATTCTTTTTTACAGGAACTAATTCTTTTACTTTTTCTGATGGATTATTAGCAGTTGCCTTAGTCCATTCTTTTGGATCAAGAGCAGTGGCACCTGGTGTCGCAGGTCCAACTTGCCCATTGTACTCACCATCCAATATTCCATTATCTTCTAAATCACCATAAAAACCTGATAATGTTCCAAAATTACCAGAAGTAGTATCTGTCAAAGCAGTTCTTGGAAAAACACCTATGATAAGACGAGGACCATCACCACCATATATTCCATAAACCATATCACCTTGACTTACTCTAACAGATCTTAATTTATAAGCAGCACCAGAACCAGCAGTGGTAGGAAGTAGACATATTGCATAACTTAATTCTTGATCTGCAACATTTTGACTATTTGAATCATCACCTAAAATTCTTACTTTGTATCTCCAACCCCATCCATCTTCAATTTGATCCTTCTGTGCTTCATATGAAACAACCTTTCCTACCCAAGATTTTAACGGAATCTTACCATATTGATCTTGACTACTTGCCTTTATAAATGGAGTTTTTTGAGAATGTTCGCTCATTTCTTACTCGTATATAATCCGTATGTGTCACGGGCTAGTGTTAATGATGTGTAAGAATTATCAGTATCAAAATGATGACATAGATGTAGTATCAGATAATATCCACTTCGGTGTTCATTGTAAATTTGTAATAGTTTTTCATCCTGAGTGATATTTTCTAATTGCAACTTAATTACATCACCTGCTTCTAATCGAGTATTACATGGAACCTGAATATCAATTAGTTGAGAATGTAATAAACCATATCTCATGTGAGCTTTTGGTTCATAATTTGATGGATCGTTTATTACTTCAAAACCAACACCCTTATCATCAGCACCAGGATTCAATATGTATGTATATGACTTTGAGAAATTTGTCTTATCTACAGGACTTTTTTGTTTTTCTCCTAAGTTGGACTTACTTAAAAGATTAACTACCTTTTCCTCATATTTTTGTGTTAATGTGTCCATTGTGCAGATACGAACATTATATTGTCCATTTCTCAATGAAGATAGTTGATCCTGATCTCTTCTAACCAACGGTGCAAGTAATACTTTATAATCATTTTTATTATTATCTAAATTTGCCTCTAATGCACTTGAGTAACTATAGGTATGATTTTCTTTGTATGAATCATTATCAAATTTTTCCATACCTTTGGTAATAAGACCATCAATAGATTGAAATTTAAATCCACTTTTAGTTTCAAAGAAAAAGTAACCAGGATCATTACCATTCTCTGGTATTGATTTTTTACATAATTGAAGTATTACATCTAATGGCAATTCATTATTACCATCTACTTTATCTTGATTACTTGTTTTTTCAATAAATTGCCTATCTTTAGGAACTTTTAATAGTGTAGGGTCTGAAAGGATTTTCTGTACAATTTCACTTATTGGTGCATCAGGGTAAATACGGTCAAGTGGTTTATTTGCATTTTTGATAGCATATTGAGAAACTAATGGAATGAATGATGTCTGTTTCTGTGGTGAATCAATGTTCATTGGACTACCAGTAACAATCATTGGATTTTTTTCAAAATTTAATTCTCCAGTGGCAGTTAAAATTACAAAGGCAACCTCTTCAAATCCTTCTATTGGTAAGGCATCCTTCAAAGTTCCTCTTAAACCTTTTTTGTTTGCTACAGTACCACCAACATCCTCAATGAGAACATTTGCTGTTATCATTGGAGAATAAACACTTTCATAGTAATCAAATCCTAAAATTTTACCCTCAGTCCTAACCACAACACCACTACTGGGTTTTGTGACTTGAAACAATGTATAATTAGATGCTCCTGCTGCTGACATTTACTTGTATATTATTGGTTGCCTGAAAACAAAAATACTGTCACCAGTAGAAAAATTTTCTGGAATTAAATCAAAATATGATTTTTGTGAATTTCTCCATTTTTTTAATGCTTCACTATATGCTGCTCCCCCTGATTTACCATTTGGGAAATCAGATCTTTTAGGTTTTGGATTTAAATCAAGATTAAAATTTAAATTATTAAAATTAAAAAGACTATCATCACTCGTTTGAGAAAAAGCATTCATATCTAAATTAAGTAAATTTGGATCAACGAGGTTTGATGAAAATTTATCTGATAATTTAAGTGAATCTCTAAAACTTATATTATTTAATGTTTTTTCTTCCGTACTAGAACCAGACATATCTATATTTTTAATTTGCTGTTCTCCTTCAAAAAGTTCTTTTAACGGACTTCCATTAATAATGTTTTGTAATTCCTTCTCCAATTCTTTTATTTCTTTTGCATCTTTTTCAAGATTAGCTAAATCTTCATCCGTAATTGTACTTTTACCTGTTCCGAATATTTTTGGAAATTTAGTTTGGAAGAAACTAACAAAATTTTTGGTTGCATCAACAATGACTCTAAGAAATTTCTTTACCCTTTCATATTCTTTTTTAACTTTATCTCTTAATTTTTTAAATTTTTCTCGTATGACATCTATATTATTAATTGCTGTTCCTAATAATAATAAAGATACTAATTCCAATATACTTTCACTGAATTTAGCAGGATTTCTAAAAATACCACCAACTTTTCTTTTAACAGAATTAATATTGTTAAAAAATTTATTATTTTCTAATTTTTTCTCTTTATTTTTATTTTTTCGTAGATTTAAGAAGTTTTTAAGTCTTGTTGCTCTTTCTTTTCTTAAATTATTTACTTTAGTTACTGAAACTTTAAGAAAAAATCTAAGATTTTCAGTTGTAATTTTAATATTTTCCATCTTATGTATACACTAAATCTGAAAATCCAAATAAGGTTGGAGTCTCTTTCATATAATTATTATTGACATTTGCTGACGATACTCTCAAAACTTGAGTAGCAGGAACATTATTTATTTTACTCTCTTCCATATTCATATAAATTGGGTCTAAATCTCCCCCAAAGAAAATATTTGATTCACTTAAATTCATACCAGAGTTGGTGGCATAAAGTTTTGCTAGTCCAATTTTATCAACAACTGATTTTTTGATAACAAATTCACCTGGCTCTACAATACCTAATCCATGAGAAAAACCTCCAAATTGAAATTTAGGTAATGATGAATTTTCTAATAAAAATTTATCAACTCCTTCTTTTTTAAGATATTTACCGTCCTCAAAAGTTCTTATAAATTCGTCAATCATTACTCTTTTGAGAGCGAGCAAAACCTTATCATAATCATCCTTACTTATTTTGTTATCAATTGATAGTTTAGCTGCTTTATCAGTTATTGCACGTATTTCAGGTCTTTGATAAAATTCAGATTCAAACACTGAAAAAGGACCTTGGTCAGTTACAAAAATACCTCCGAATCTTTTATCTTTATCCTCTTTTTCTAAAAATTTATTAAAATTTTGTGATAAGTTCGTATTTGTTTGTAGATTTTGTCCCTTTTTACTACTACCTCCTAACATTAGTGGTAGTAAAATAACACCTAATCCCGTGGTAAAAAACTTTGCCATAGGAATAAGAAGTCTTTTAAAAAAGAATTTAAGAAATTTAAATATCGTACCACCACCACCAACAAGTCCCAAACCAGCTAGAATACCACCAGCAGTTAAAATTGCTCCAGCGTTATTTTTTATAGATGTAAATATTTGTTCAACTTTCTCTGCATTTTTAGGGTCTGTAACAAATTTTATTACATTATTAGCAATTAACCCAGTTCCTAAAATAACTCCTAATTCAGTTAATTGATCAAATAATCCAACAAAAGGTTTTGCAAGCGCAGCTCCTACTTTTTTACCTATTTTATTAAATCTTTTTGTTTTTTCTAAATTTGATTCTTGATCTTTTCTTTTTTGATCTTGGAATTTTTTTGTATCATCTTTAATTTGATCTTGTAAAATTTTTATTCTATCTTTATAGTCTCTTTGTATTACCTCGGATATATCTGTTAGTATAATGTTTGTTTCCAGTAAGGATTCTCTTAAATTATTAACACTTGGTTTTATATCATCATTGATTCTTGTATTCTGTTTTTGAAAAACTTTTCTTAATAAAACTATTTTTTTAGAATTATTAGCGACCTGATCTGCTAAACTACCATTACCAATTTTAAAAGTAGTTTTATTTATTTTAGGCTTTGTTACTGTATCAGGTTCCACGTTGTTGTGCCTTTAAGTTTTCTTCTTCAATATGTTGTTGAAGCAAAGATACGTATATATCCTTTTCCCAAGGAATCATATTTTCAATCTCTGTTAAAGAGTATTTATGATGCTGAATCAAGGCAAAGTTTATTTTATAGTATGACTCTAGATTCATATGAGCCATACCTAGTTGAAAAAAGCTGCTAGTCCCTCCAGTATGACCGTTGACTCCTTTTCTGTTTTGGGATTTTTCACTTTAATTGCGTGACTAAGTTTAGGCATAGTTTCAAAGTATTCTTCAATTTTTTTAAATTGTTTTGTATTCAATTGTTCAATAAACTCTCGGAGTTCCTTTTCGGTTGACTCAGACGCATTCCAACTCTCCTCTTCATTAAATATTGAATCAATGCAATTTGTAATCATTTTTAGTGATGTATCAACCTCATTTATGTTTTCAGAGTTAAATTCAAAGTTCTCTTCAATGAAAGAACTCATTGAAGGATAATTAAATTTAATTGATAGTTGATCATCCAATTTAATTATACTTGAATGTTTTTTATTTTTTTTAACTTTGATTGAATCAATGTCAACTTTGACTGCAACAGTGGTTTCATTATCATCTGGGCATGTTATGTTCACCTCTATAGTTTCACCAACTGATTTTGCTCTAACATGTAGGAACAAATATTCAATGTCAAAAGAGGGTAAATTTTCTATTTTTACATTTTTTGTCAAAATACAAGAATTTAATATATCCAAAACTGCGGTTGTAATTTGTTTCATATCCTCAGTCTCTAGTGCCATAATGAGAATTTTCTCTTCTCTGACTAGAAATGGTCTATATTTAATTCTTTTCCCACTTGGTAATGTTAAATCATAAGTGGGTGTATTAACTTTTGGTAAAGGCATAATAATTATTCAACTCATTAAAATTATTTATATGGGTTTTCTAACCGTTTACTATATAGCGGTCATAGTTAAAGTTTACAGTCACTTTAAGCACATCGGCAGGACCATATGTAACTGGAATTGTATTGATACTTTTTGGGAATACGTTTACAAATCTATATCTCAGAGTTCTTTTATAATTTTTTTCAAACTTATTGATGTACATTGTATTACATTTATATGAGTCTGGATATCTCATTCTCCTATAATATGCACGATGGTCTTGATTAACACGATTATTTGCTCCACTTGAGATATATTCCATCCAACCTTCAAACATTTTAAGTAAAGTATAATCTTCATCAATATAAAAAGAATATGCGATATCAGTATAAAATCTTGTATGTGCAAACTGTTGAGGCACACCCATAAAATTATCTTTAACTTCTGCTGTTGCTAGTGTTGATGTCGGTAATACTGCATCACTACATAAAATACCCAATTGTCTTGATAAAAAACTTTTTACGTTTCTTATTCTTGAATAATTAGCAAGGTATGATTCAACTGCTGGTGTTAGTGATGAAAAAGTCACCAAAAAATGATTGGTCTGTGCTAAAGGACCGATGATACTCTTCGCAATCGAAAGGTTAAATGGTTTTATTGTTGTCTCTGCCACTCTAAATAAGTATGATTGTTATTTCTATTTATGTCATATAAGGGAAAATATTATCCTTCTTATCCAAGAAAGTATAAAGGTGATCCTACAAATATCATCTATAGGTCACTTTGGGAGAGAAAATTCATGGTTTATTGTGACAAAAATGATAAAATACTTGAATGGGGAAGTGAAGAAATCGCACTACCCTATCGTTCTCCTGTTGATAATCGAGTTCATAGATACTTTCCAGACTTTTATATCAAGGTTCAAGAGAACACTGGTCGTATCAAGACATATCTAATAGAAGTAAAACCACTTAAACAAACACAAAAACCAAAAAAACCCAAAAGACAGACCAAGAATTATTTAAGAGAAGTCTATGAATACGCTAAGAACCAAGCAAAGTGGAAAGCAGCAATAGATTTCTGTGAGGATCGTATGTGGGAGTTTAAGGTCATGACTGAAAAAGAACTAGGAATCAAATGAGTCGAATCGCCCCACTAGTAGGAGATCTTCTTGGAACAGAGGATGCTGATGATCTTATGATTGAAATCATGAATGTCTTAGGTGATAGTATAGCATCAATTCCTGAAGTTGGCAAAATCTATGTGTTTGTATATCAACCAAAAACACCTGGTCGATATGATCAGAATCCATTAGTAGCAGTAACAAATATATTTGATTGGGGATTCAAAGGAATCAATTTTCACTGGGGTCAATCACGTTCATATACCTTTCAAGAAGTGGTAGGTCAATTGTATCAAGTTACAAATGAAGAGTTACAAGACCTAAATACAATACCATTTGCAAAATACCTTATAAATAACTAAAAAGAGAGATATATGTCTGAGCAACCACTTGCTGATATTAATTATATTGATGAAATAGAGAGATATTCACCAGAGCGCAACAGTTCAGGTGAGATTATTGGTGAAATTACAATGGCTAGTTTCTCCACAAACACAGATGATAATCAAGGTTCCACCACACTTTCAAAAGAAGAGGTAGAAGCACAAAATAGTAGCAGATTAGGTAGATATGGACAGAAAAGAAGAGGTGGAGTACTAAGATATCCTCTTGAAGCACTCACAGAACATACAGATTATTTGCAAATTGATATTGAAAAGTATGTTCCACTCGGCAGTTATGCATCTGCACCTGGTGATGATAATAGATATGTAACTGGTAATTATTTTGGTTCTGATCGTGCAGGTCGTAGACCCTCTAGTCGATTATCAACTAAACCATTAATAAATGCTGGGACAATTTTGTTACCAATACCTGCTAATTTACAAGATACTAATAACGTTCAATATGATTCTTCAACTTTAAATGGTCTCGCAGCAGCAGGAGTTCAAGCAGCTGAGAATACTATGAAAATTGATTTGTCAAAGGGATTAGGTGGTGCTGTAGATCAATTTGGAAATGTTTTAAGTGAGGCTAAAAAACAAACAATTTCAGGTGTGGGAAATGTAGCAGCAGCAACTGATACAATCACTAAATTTCTTGCTTCCAAAGCAGTTAATATATTTGGAGCTAATGTCACTACCAATCAATTACTCGCAAGAGGTAATGGTGAAATATTAAATCCAAATATGGAATTATTATTTGGAGGTCCTACACTTCGTAATTTTAGATTTTCATTCAAAATGACACCAAGAAATGAAAAAGAAGCAGAGCAAGTTAAATTAATAATCCGTGCCTTTAAAAGAAACATGGCTCCACAAGCACAAGGTGGTACACTTGGTTCTGGTAATTGGTTTCTTAAAACACCTAATGTATTTAAATTAAGATATCGAACAGGACGCAAAAATCATCCTTTCTTAAATCGTTTTAAACAATGCTTCTTAAGTGATGTTCAAACAACATATACTGGTGAAGGAACTTATGCAACATATGATGATGGCACACCTGTATCAATGATTTTAGATCTCTCATTCAAAGAAATACAACCAATCTATGATATTGATTATGATGCAAGACCAGGCACTGAGGGAGTTGGATACTAATGGGATTTTTTAGGGAACTACCAAATTTATTATATCCATCTTTTTTACCAGAGAAAACATCATCTCTTGATTTTATTGAAGTCAAGAATATTTTTCGTAGAGTCAAATTAAGAGATGATTTACAAAATAATTTTACAGTATTTGACAGATATCAAATTCCAATGAATGCTAGACCAGATACAGTTGCAGAGGATTTATATGGTAGTCCACAATTTGATTGGGTAGTATTAACAACTGCTGGAATATTAAATGTTAGAAATGAGTGGCCGTTGAGTGATCGGGATCTGTATGATTATTCACTTGACAAATATGGTGAAAGTTTAAATTCGGTTAAATTTTTTGAAACAACAGAAGTTAAAGATACCAGTGGTAGAATGATATTACCTAAAGGTAAAGTTGTTGACAGCAATTTTACAATACCAAAACCTGGTGAACCAACTGCGACATTGAATCCTGTTGTAGGAATAAGTAACTATGAATATGAAACTCGTTTAAATGATAAAAAAAGAAGTATATTTGTTTTAAGAGAAGAATATTTACAACAGTTTTTAGATGATATGAGACAAATAATGACTTATAATGAGTCATCAGAATTTGTAAATGAAAAAACAATACAAACAGAAAATACGAATATAACACTAGCATAAAAAAAGGAGGTCGTTTGACCTCCTGTATGATTATTCTTCTGCGAGTTTCGCAAAGTACGATAATGCATCGTCCTCGTCTTTGTCTACCGTTGAGGTAGTTGGAGGTGCGGATACAGCAGCAGTTACTAACTCTTCTGCTTCACCACGATCATCATCTTCATCGAAGACTTCTGGATCTTGAGCAGGTCGCTTGCTTCCAAGAACATACTCTAATCTTTTCTTCAGTTCTTCATATGTTTTGAACTGTTCTGGTGCAACAATCTCTGCGAGTGAGAATTGTTTCTTCCACAATGCTTCAAGAGCATCGTCATCATCAAGTAATGGACTTACAGCAGCAAACTCAGAACTATCATAGTTTCTGTATCCTGCTACATTTTTTGCCTTCAACTTAAAGTTTGCACCTTGCCAGAAATCAAATGGATCGATTGCTTCCTCGTCCTCGAACTCAGGTTGCATTGCTGCAGTGAGTTTGTCAAATATTTTTTTACCATACTTGAACAAGAATACCTTGCCCTCATTCTCAGGATTTGCTGGATCTTTCACAACGTAAATGTTACTCATGTAAGTAAGTTTACGTTTTTGTTTCCGTGCTGTTTCTTTTCCTGCATCTGTGCCATTGTTCCAGAGTTG